GGTCCAACACTTCGATTGCTCCACCGTTCGGTCCTGTCAGTTGCCGTTTGTCCCCATAGCGCCGCGAATTCTCGTGAGCCGCCTGCCACTTCTCGGCGTCAACCATCACGCGCGCTGCGTTGGGATCGAGTTTGCTGTCCCGAACGTCCCGGATGATGTCGTCAATCCTGTCTGACCTGGCGTCGGCGCGGCACTCCCGCGCGCGGGCGTAGGCGTCTGAAAACTCTGGGTCCTTTTCCAACCAACGATACAGCGTATCCTTCGACGGAAACTCAGGCCGCTTGGCTAACCGGTCCAGGTTCTCTCCCATCGCCACTTCATGACAGATGGCGTCAAGCAGTTCCGATGTCTTGATGGAGGGACGGCCCGGCGGGCGGCGTTCCTCTGGAGCAGATGCTTCAGTCATGACGGATGGGGCCATTCCGAAAAGGGCTGACGCCAGCCGTGACGACTACACAGCGGCGCCAGCTCAGTTCAGGGAGGAAATGCCCATGGCGGGCGACGGGACGCCGCGCAGGCGGCGAATTCGGTTGGCGGCGGAATTGTCTGAATTTCTCGCAGAAAGCGTCACTTTGGACACATTCCGCCCTGCCGACGCATCACAAATGCGAAGGCAAATCAGAATATCGCAATGAAAATGCGGCGTTAGCGGGCCGCTGTCAAGAGTCTCGGCGAAAGGTCCTGTCAAACTCAACCATCTCTGATCGGACCGCGATTTTCTGAACGATTAAGTTTCGGGCTGCGCTTACTATTCCAATATTCGCGCTGATACGCGCGGCGATCCCGCTTTTTCTTGGCCTTCGCTGGAGGCTTCTTCACCGGGGGCTCCGGTGCCGGCGCACAGGTATGATTCCATTCTGCCTTGCCACAGGTCCGACACTTTGGCGGGTTCATCGTCAGGTCCCGCGAGTGGCCGCTCGCGCGCCGCCCTGAAATTCCACCGGTTCAAGCTCGTGTTCCTCGACCCGCAGCGGAAAGCCGCCCGGAATTTCGACAATGACGGCGTGAGACCGGGTTTCGGTGATATCGCCCGTCAAGCCATCAAACGGTCCGCCGTCACGGATGCGCACGCGCTGGCCGATTTCAAACAAGCTTTCCTTGCGTCGCACCCGCCGCACGGCCGATTCAAAATCCTCGATCTGATCCAGCCTCAGCCCCGCGATCACCTTTTCAGGGATCTCGCTTGGGTGCATATCGGGATCACCGATGCTGCGCCGGAGCGAGACTACACCTTCGACGCCGTTGGTATCCAGGACCGGCCGGATATCCTGATGCGAATAATCCACTAGCACAAACACATAGGGCGATAGCCGAAGCTCCGCCTTTGGCCATGCCTTTCCGCCAGCCGACGCAGCGCGAACGAACGTCCAGGCCAGAAATGCTTCGTATTTCAGTTTGCCGAGTTCGCGCGCAACTCGAACATCCATGTTCGGCCGGGCCCGCACCGCGTGCCAGACGGATTTTTTTTCCGACATTGCTATCATGCGGGCGCGGCTTCCTTGGCCAAGCGTTTTGCCAGTATGCGGCGCGTGCCCATCATGTTGCGAACATGAGCTTCCCGCTCACCGATGCGTTCACAAACCTCAGCCACAGTGGGGAAAAACTTGACGTGCATGTACACGTCACGGATGCCTTGTTCGAGGCCGTAGATCGTGGTGGCGGCCTCCATCACGGCATCGGCCAGAATTTCCCCAAAGGCGGTCCGATCATCGTTCTTCACCGCCGGATAAGCGCAAAGCAACCGTGCGACAGATTTGATATATTCCTCCTTTGTCGGCGGCCGGCCCCAGCATTTTTCGAGGTCATCGATGATCGTCCCGTTACGATCAAGCCAGTCCTGCACACGCTGTCTCATGCCGCCGGCACTCGAAACGTGCAGACCTTTGATCGTCCAGTCGTCGAACAGACGGTTGGCCTCTCTCGCCAGCCTCGGAATGTCCTCCGTGCCTACCGGCTGGGGAAACTTGGCAATTTCCGCGTCCGCCGGACTAACCACCTGAATCGTTTTGTTATCCATCGCTCATCACTCGTTTCACGACACCTTCGAATGCCGTTCTGGTCGCATTCGGAAGGTTGTTGAAAATATCTCTGCCATCACCATTCGCCGGGACTGGCGGACCTATCGCACCGATCGCGGGACCTCGCGATGGAACGAGCATTCCCGGATCGCCGCCCTTGTCCTGCCTTCGCTGCAGCCACGAATTCACGAAGTTCTTCATGCCCTTGCGGGTTTTTCGTCGTTTTTCGTTTGCGTCCAGCCAGCCTCGCATTCCACGCAATTGCTGCGGAACATCCACGGCCGGATAGAGCTTCTGAAGCTCATCGACACTGGTCTGGAAGATCAAAACCTCCTCGCCATGGCTGTCGAAGCGGTTTGTGGGAAGGCGGATGAATTCCGGTCCGTGTTCTTGAGCAGCGGCGATAGCCGATGCGAGAGCTTCCCCCAAAAAGGAGAAATTATATCCCTGTCCCTGTCCCTGTCCCTGTCCCTGTCCCTGTCCCTGTCCCTGTCCCTTAAGAGCGATTTTCAGCGGACAACCTTGGGACGTCTCATGGACAGGCGAGGGTTGTCCCGAGGACAATGACGGCTTGTCCGGTGGACAAACCAGTTTGTCCGGCGGACAAAGTTGGTCTGCGAATGGCAATGCGCCAGGGAAATGCTCCCCCAGATAATCTTCGAAGAGATAAACCGGTGGCGTTCCCGCGCCGCCAGCCCGCACGAACGCCTTGCGCCGCCGCAGGCATTCCTTGTCGTACCGGTGCAGCACTTTGCGCCGCCATGTTTCAAGCGCCTTTTCCGCGATCACGGGATGATAAAGACGGCCATCGGAGCATTTGACCCAGCCCCGAAGTACGTCATCCCGAAGCTCCGCCCAGTCGCGCGGGTGACAACCGGCAGCATCGCAAAGAACGTCGTCATCGTTCTCGATGGATGCGGCAGGCCGTTCATGCCACGCGCGCATCCACAGATTGAGCATGTAGAAAGCGAGTTCGGGACGCCGCCGCGCGATCAGCCACGCCTTGGATTTGCGCAGTTGCTCCACCTCGAGCGGCATGAACTTGAAATCGGTCAGGTCGCATTCGGCGGGAACAAGCGGATTCGGGAGTGTGTCGGTCAAAGCAGAGCGCCCTCCTGATCCAGATCGAAAAAGCTTGTGCGCGGGCCGTCGAAGCCCAGCGTGACGGTGCCCGTCCGGCCCATACGCACTTTGGTGCTGTAAACGTCAGCCTTATTCCGGGCGCGCTCACAGGCAGCCTGCCAATCAATGAACTTGGGATCATGCTCCGGCGGCTTGTTCGCCTGAAGTTGCAATTCCTCGCGGTGAAGGAACCAGATGGAATCCGAGTTCTGTTCGATGGCGCTGGAACCATAGAGGTCCGAATTCTGTGGCCGCCATGTCCCGCGTTTCATGTAATCGCGGTTGAGGTGCGCGATCAGAAGGATGGCCACGCGCATGGTCTTTGCCAGATCGGTGAGACCTTTGGTGATCTGCTGGATTTCGGCCAACTCGTTCTTGTCCGGTCGGTCCGGCTCCATGAAGCGCAGATGATCGACCACGATCAGCCGCAGCTTGCCGAACTTCTCCCGCGCCGCTGTTGCGCGCATACAGATGCGGCCGACGCTGGGCGACTTGTCCTCATCGATCAGCAGGGGAAGCCCCCGAAAAGCGAGTGTGGCCTCAGCCAGCATTTGGACCTGGTCCTCGCGGACCCAACCCTTGCGGATCAGATCCGACGGAATGCCGGTCTGCATGGCCAGAAACCGCGTGCCGATGTCCTGCGCAGGCATTTCGGCCGACGAGAAATAGCAGGCATCGCCGGTGCGCGCGGCGTGGAGCATGATGCCAGCAGCCAGCGCCGACTTGCCGGTGTTCGGTGGAGCGCCCAGCGTGGTCACGTCCCCGATCATTAAGCCACCTAGCGCATCATCAAGGCTTTTGATCCCGGTGGAGACCACGGCGACGGATTTGTTTGTCCGCGCAGCCTCAGAGGCCTCGACAGCGCGCTGCACGGCCTCATCCACAATGACAGGATGGTGGATGCTGGCATGATCAGCGATCTCCCGCATCCGCGCGGTAACATCGTTGATGATGGTCTCGGTGTCCCGAACTTCCGTCGCGCCCTCACCCATACAGGCGTCGGCAAGGTCTTCACCGAGCTTCAGGAGCGCCCGCCGAGCCGCAATGTCCCGGATTGTTTTCGCCACGGCCTTGACGCTGAGCCCGGCCGGACATGAAAAAGCAAGACCTTCCAGATATTCGATGCCGCCGACCTGCTCAAACCCTTCATCGCCGCGCATCGCGGAATTGAGGCTGACGGTGGAGATGGTCTCGTCGCGAGGAATGATGGTCGCAATGGCGGTAAATAGCCGCTGATGCAGCGGATCATAGAAGTGTTCCGCAGCCAGCATGTTCCGGTCGGCGATCTGCCAATATTTCCGGGGATCACGGATCAGCGTGCCCAACAAGGCCTGCTCGGCCTCTATATCAAAGGGCAACGGACGGTATTCGATGCGGGCATGAATTGGGACTTCTGCGTTCATGCCGCGGCCTCTTCAGTTTGGAATTCGAGGGTTTGCTTCTGCTTCTTCTTGGGCACCGCATCGGCCATGATTGCCTTGACCTCGGCTTTCATCATTGCGACCGACACGGCGTTGCCGATCTGCTTGATCTTCTGGGTTTTCGTGCCGGCGAACTGATAGGCATGATCTTCGGTGGTGAAGCCCATCGCTCCCGCCAACTCATGCGGTTCCAGCATCCGAAACAGAATGTCGTATTCCTCGGTACCCTCGATCAGCGCGCCGTTTCCCAGCGTCATGCCGGCGGTGGCGGGCTTGTCCAAGCTGTGCGTGCGCGGCGCTTGCCCTTCCCGCTCTCCAAATTGCGCGGTGACGAAGGCCAACTCCCTGCGATTGGCGCAGGTCACGGTCGGCAACGGGTCATCAACATTGGTGGCCCGATTTTCGCCACCACCATGTGTGACGGGAATGACAATGCCGAAACGATCCTTCGTCGTGACGGTCGGAAGCGGTTCATCTTCGCTGGTGCACCCGGTATTCGCACCATAGTAAGCAGAGATCAGAACCGGCGAGTGGACGGAAGTCTGTGTCGGGATGGGTTCGTCCACCGAACGTGGCGCGCCACAGGCTTGCCGGGAAAGCACAAACGGTTCGACCAGCATCGGCCTTGCACACCCTTCATGCTTCTCCGCGCCCGCGCCGCCGGTTGTGATCGTAGGCAACGGCTCACCCACGGTTCGGGCTGCGCCGCTATTGTGCTGCGAAAGCACAATCGGCTCTGCGATCCCAATATGCGTACCGTTCGCCGCGATGGTCGGCAGCGGTTCATCAAGGCTTTGCGCGGCCATATGGTTGCGCAGGATGACAAGATACGGCTCCGGCCATTTAAACTTCACCGCGCCCGCATAGATGCGCGCCAACGTCTTCGGCGCGAGGGGCTTGGGCCGATGGAAGATCAATTTGCCCTTAATCGACCAGTCAATGATCTCCCTCGCCGGCCGCCATGGTTTCAGGCTGGGGAATAGCAGAAGATCGTCTTCCGCCTTCCCATGCGTGATAGGCGCCCAGCGCACCATTTTGCGGTCATTCCGTGCTTTCAGAATGAAACGCTGACGGGTCGTAGCGTCACCGTAATTGGCGGCATTCAGCTTGCGCCACTCTGGCTCAAACCCGATCCGCCGGATCGTGTCTATCCACGCTTGGAAATATTCGCCTTTGCGCGATTTGATCGGCCTGCCCGTTCTCGCATCGACCGGGCCCCAGCCGGTGAATTCCCACACGTTCTCGATGATCAACCGCTTGACCCGCAATTCGGTCAGCCAGGTTATGATGTGCCACGGATCGCTGCGTTGCTGGTCGCTGGTGGGCTTTCCACCCCGCGCAACCGAATGATGCGTGCAAGTGGGCGATGCCATCAGAAGATCGAGATAGCCTTCCGGCACGATCAGATGCGGGCGAACCGTGGCGATGTCCTGCACATAATGACGCGCTTCGGGATGATTGATCTTGTGCGTCTCGATGGCCACCGGCCAATGGTTCACACAGACAAGCTCCATCTCCAGATCAAGCTCATCCAGCGCACGCGCGCATCCGGTAGACGAGCCGCCAGCGCCGCAGAGAAGATCGGCAACGAGGATTTTGCGACGGCTCAAAGCCCTTTCTCCATCGTTTTACCGAGAATGGTGAGGATGCGGCCAATCTTCTGGCGTTCGAGGCCATAGGCGTTGGCGAGTTTGATCAGCCGAACAATCTGGTCGAAGAACCAGAGCTGTTTCTGGCTCTGCCAAACTTCCTGCTGGGCTCTGACAATGCGGGGATGGGTGCGCCAGGTAAGTTTCATCGCGACACTCTCCCCTCGGCATAGGCCCGCGCATCGCGAAGACGTGGAAACCGGAATGCGAAGAAGCCATTCCTCGGCCAGTCCGGCGGCATGACGAACCACCGCCGGGCAGAATCCTTATCTATTGCCAGCGTTCCGCGTTGGCCTTCCACCAGATACCGGCGGAAGCCGACACGCTTCAGACCTTTGCGGGAGGCGCTCATGCGGTCATCTCATCGAATTTGCCAACCTCGTTTCCCCATGTCGTCCAGCCGGGACGTTTGGCGCGCGCAAAAAGTTCGAGATATGGTCCGTCAACGAGACGCCCGATCCGGTCGTGTGTGCAATCTGGCTTACGAGAGTGCTCTCTTCGTGGGGCGATGATCCCCTGTCGAACATCCTTGCCTTTACGCTTCGGGCGGCCCCGCGTTGCCAAGAGACATGGTTCCGTGTTGGCGCGGGTCCAATAGCCGAGGCCCGCGAACGGCGTCTTATCATCAGCAAAAAGCCGATACGGGTCAGCTTTCATCCATGAGAACGCACAGGTCTTGTAGGTGAAACCCCACGATTCCAGAACGCGAAACGATTTCTGCAGGACAGGCCAGCAGGTCCACATAAAAAGGACGCAATCATCCGCTGCCAGACCGCTGACAGGTAGCGCGCAAATATCATCGATCGACATGGTGTCGTAGTGCGCATCGATTGCTCGTGACGCGTAACCAGCATCAGTCTTATTGGGGCGGCCACCCCATAGGCTATTGAATTGCCATGGTGGATCCGCGAGAATCGCGCGGAAATGATTTTGAGGAAGGTGCTCCAGCGTCATGCCGCCCACTTCCTTTGAGCCGCAACGGCACGATTGATCTGGTCGCGCTCGTCGGCCGATTTGACCTTCTCGCGATGGAACACGCGGCCATAGTGGTATGGGCACCAGGATTTTCCCGGCGCAGTCTTCTGCCCGCAGAAATGGAAATCCGGCGACCCTACGTCACCATGCGGATACCGGCATTGATTGCGGCCAATGGTGAGCG